CTTGATCATTATCGGGTGAATGGATATTTAATCCAAATTTATTAAGTATATCTACAGAAACTATATCGGGAACTATTGCCAAACTTCGATAATTAGTTTTCTTATTAGAAAATGTATCTCTACTTACAGATCTAGATTTTTTTGCATAATCTAAGTAAGTGTTTACTTCTTGTTCAGCTATATACTCACCATTGGCTCCATAGTCATATTTAATAAATTCCATCATTTCCTCACTCGAATAAAAAAAAGGGGATCCATAAAGGACCCCCTTATTGGTATTTAATTTCTAATAATTAAGAAACTATTACCCCTAGTCCTGAAATCATTGCAGAACCAGCTGGATTGCGACACTCAAGAGTAGTTTCTTCAACTATCATACCTACTGTAGAGTCACCTTTCTGACCTACATCTGTAGTATGAAGAGCACGCAAGTTAGCCATAGCCCACCAAGATGGGTCATAGACTATAACGTCAGTAGTACCTTCAACTCCATCAGAGATGTCTACGCTAGTAGCTAGACCCTGAATGTAGTTAGGAATTACTTTTACCACACCAAAATCTGACTCGTAAAGTTCGACAGATTGTCTAAGTGAACCTTTTTCGTCAAGATTACGTCTGGTGTTACCGACACCTTGTGCCAGAACTGAGAAAGCACGCTTATTGCTTGGAGACATCATTAGTACTGTTGCCTTTCCACCTTCTTCGTAAACTTTCTGCATTACCTCGTCAACATCTGTTAAAGCCAGCGTGTGAGTACCTGCTGTAGGTGCTGTGTGGGCAGTTTTGCCGTCACCACCAGCTGCAGATTGAAACGCTGGGGTACCTGCGGAAGCATCCCAGTTGTGAGCCTTAGGAATCCAAGATTGAACTCCACCCATTGTACGTCCAGTATTATCAGGAACTGCATCAGCCACTCCTGAACCAGATGTAATTTGCCTAGTGCCAATTAACGCATGCTCTAGATCACGTCTGAGCTCAGTACCCTTCTTCTTCATTTGATAAGCAAATTCAGAATTACGACCTGCCTTAGAAACTGAATCCAAAGTCTTTGAGATCTTGATCTCTTTGACAAGGATTTGAGAATAGTTTCCTAGCCTAGTTGTTGAGCTTGGGGTATCTGCGGCACTGAAATCAAGACCTTCAGCTTTATTATTTGCTGCTGGTGCTGCTAACGCATCAGTTTGCCACTCATGGTATACAGAAGTTGCCTTCTTACTACCAATAGATGATAGGAACGGAGTTTCGTCCCTCGTTATCATCGATATAAAGGATGCTAGGTCTTCTCTTTTACCTTTCGTATCCTCGGATTTAAAAATTGCCATATTACAATTTCTCCATTTTAAAAATATTAAATTAAAAAAGAAAAAGTATTACTTCAACATGCCATCTACCATACTCCCCAGAAATTCATCCTGTTGATTTTCGGTAGCTCCACCTTGTAGTACCTTCTCTCGAAGTTTATCAGCTTTTTCTTTAGCCTTTGCATTTTTGTTAACAGATTTAGTAGCTTTGACACTTTTAACAGGAGCCTTCTTACGTTTATTAACGGCAGATTTTTTACCATCCTTAAGAGTTTTGTAATCATACATTAGTGCGATTACATCAGGATCAACTACTTCAGCAAAATCAGGTAGTCCTAGGTCTCTTACAGCCCAGTTCACAACCTCGTCATAGGATTTCTCCCATCCCGGTATTTTACTGTTTAATTGTTCCACTGCTTGTTCTTTATAAGCTTGTAGATTGGCATTATAAGTATTTTCTTGTTCTTCTATTGCTTGACTTTCAAGTTTAGAAGCTTCAGACTTAGAATCTGCAATCTCTTTTGCCTTGACTCTTCGTGCTTCTTGCCATTTAGGCAATTCGTACATTTCATCATCGGCAATTAGCTGTTGAATCTTCCTGTCGTATGCCGCTAGTTGCTTTTCATCGGCATCTACGGCAACGCTAAGGAGTTTAGCATTTTGCTCTTTAAGGGCAGTTGTTTCCTGTGCTAGTGCTTGAGCTATTTTAAGCTGTTGACTTGCATCTATGGACTTTTTGTTGGCGTGAGCTGCTGTCTGATAGCCACGGATTAATTCCTTCATAGAAACTTCAGACTCTTCCCCATCAATTTTGACAGGTACTATATAATCTAAATCTAATTCTTCGGAATCCTCTGAATCAGTCTCAGGTAGGTCTTCACCATCATCCTCTGATTCTTCTGCTTCTTCTTCCTTCTCATCTCCCTCTAGTTCTTCAGTCTCGTCTACTTCGGCATCGTCACCTTCCTCTGTATCTTCCTCTGTGTCATCCACGTCTTGCTGGGGTAGGTCTTCTTCTTCATCGAAAAAGCCATCCGCAAGGGCACCTAACATTTCATCTTCAGATAAACCTTCGTTCACATCCAATTGGGTAGTTTCTTTTGGCATTTTATCAATCCTCCAAGATTAATTTTATTTTTCAGCCTTGGTCGTAACCTTAGCTGTTTTAAGTTTTCCCTCTAAACGGTCAATAACCATTTGTAGGGCATTTAATTGTTCTACTAGCTGTCTAACCATGAAACCTCCACGAGAGGGTCTTATCTCTCTCATTATATTTGTCTCTTGTATTTTATAGGTTTCAAGGTCATTCTCTAGTATACCTCTTTCATCATTTGTCACTGGACTCCTCCTTTTCCTTATTAAACGCAACATTGTCACCTAAAGTGGCGACAGCCTCTATTTGTTTCTTAACATCAGTGAGAGCTACGATTGTATTGTATAATCTTTCTCGTAGATCCCCTTGCTGTGGCTCTGTATTAGCCCACATATTTTGGTAATTAGTCCGAACCATTTTAAACATCTCATCAAAAGCTTTATTTTCTATAATAAGTTTTGAATGTTGACCTAGTTCAACTGTATCCATTCCATCCTCCTATTAATTCTTTTAACCAATTTTAGTTGGTTCTCCAAGTGCAAGTTCTAATTGCATTTCAGCAGCATCTTTACTTTTCTGATACTCAAACTTCTCTCTATCTAGTTCCATATCAGCTTGTTTCTTCTGGATGTCTGCCATTTGTTTCTGAAGAGTAAGAAGTATCTTTTGCTGCTCCATTTGCTCATCCTTATTAGCCATCTCTGCTTCTTTTTGAGCTTCTTGCATTACAGATTGGGCTTGCTGTTGACCTTGTGGTGTATCGGGATCAACAAGGAAATCTACCCAGTTGTCAATACCCATAGACTCTAACAATTGTCTTGCTATTGTAAATGGAGCTTTTGGATTTATAATCCCCTTGGATTCCTTAGCTTGATATAACATAGGCATCACTTGTTGTGCCATCATCATCATATTTTCTTGAGTGTTGGCAGAACTATTAGCTCCAACATCAATGTCAACTGTGAGACTTTCCAACGGCATTAGAGATTCAGGTGTTATATTATAATAACTATAATCTCTTAATATAGATTCTGAATTGTCTAGTATTAGGTCATATACGCCCTTACATAGATCTTTAAATCCAGTTTCAGCAAATCTGCGTGCAACATACGCTATACGTTTTTGTGCCGCTTGCTCTACCATTGCAATCTTACCAGCAGAGTTTCCAGAATCAAATAACTTTTCGTTAATCCCTTGAGCCGCTCTGGTCATACCAGTAGCCATCTCTTTTTCGGTATTCATAAACTCTAACAGAGAAAAAGTAGACGGTGATAATTGAGCTGGAACTAACATATGTACAGAAGACATCGGAGATCCATTAGTTGGAATAATCTGATGTGGTTCTGGACTCTGTAATGCTCTAAAGTCTACTGTATTGGGATCTGCCAATGTTCTGCCATAATTGGACAAGTAAACATTTTCGATCATACCTCTAGTTATAGTTGTCTTAATCTCAGTTGCACTTTTAGTTGCATCTGCTATTGACATTCCATAAAAAGAATATGGTATTTCAATTGGATTCAAAGATGCTAGAGGTATAGAATCAGCATACTCTTCTAGCAATATTTCCTCCCCAACCGTTATAAATCTTTTTAATTCAGCTACTCCGTCACCGTCCCTATCAATTCTAATCCAAGACTCTGTGACAACGACTTCTCTATTAGCAGCCCCCATAAAATCATCAGAATAATTCTGTTGTATCTCATTAATCGACTGTCTTACAGACGACTCGTAATCTTGATTAAAAGAACTAGCTTCGGTACCTTCACCAATATCATCATCAACGTCAAAACCCATCTGTCTAAGATCAGATAATGATATCTCTGTCTGTATACCAATAAAGGTTGCACTTGGGATAGTTGTGGCACCCCTGTTAATCATAAAAGATTCAGGTGGTATATTTTCAAGAGTTACTTTGGATTTATCAACTTCTTTTCTTATAGAAACATATTCATAAGTCTCTTCTCCAGACTGAGGGTCTACACCTTCACCGACTCTCATTTCCACTACCTCTGCATCACCTTCTGATAATAAAGACTCCACTTCAAGTACACTTATGTTCTCATACTCCTCTACTTTGGTCTCTTCTATTTCCTCCCACTTCCACCTTATAATTGCATTTTTAAACAATAAAGCTGCTTTAATCCAAGTATTAAGGTCTACCCAACCATTGTTCTTACTAAAAATACAATGATTCGTCAATTCAGAGGCAAGACCTGCCGCTACTGTTTGACTAGGGTCTGATGGATTGAATTTTGCAATTTTACGATTAGACAGCATTAATTCAGATATAACAGCTAAATAAGAATCTACAATCTCCATAGTATCTGAAGTTACTACTTTAGACACCCCCTGAGGAAATAAATTTCCTTTAGGTTGTTGTGTATAATAGTTTATAGCCGCCTCTCTTTGCTCTTGTAGCTCAGAACCGGACGTAAAACTACCTACTGCCTGTTGAATAGCATCATTTATAATACTTGTGATTTCTTCATCAGTTACTCTTTTGTTTTTCTTAGCCATAATTAAATCCAATTAGTTTGTCTTTCAGGAATAAATACACTTTCAAATCCGACCCTGTCTGTACTAAGTCTATGTTGATGTGTTCTATAAACTTCCGCAGCAATTGCAAGAGCCATCACTGTATCATCTGTACCCCCTCTAGATGCAGAGGTTTTACCCTTATCATCTGATACATAATCTTTCAACTCTTCCACTACTTCAGAAGACCATACAGCAATATCATCACTATCTATCCAATTTTTTAAGTTAGATATTATAGCTGGTTTAGAAGCACTTGTAGTCCTAAAACCCAACCTTATGCCATCATCATCTGTTAAATTGGCAATTTGGGTTTGATAATATAAGTTGACATATTTCATCTCTTTAAGTTTCTGTAGAGTAGAAACACCCATAGAGTTAGACTCTACAGCAAGAAGAGCATTATTATAATATCTTCCTAAATAAAACAAATCTCTACCAAATATAGCTGGATCAACATGGTTATCCCTATAAACAGCAACTATCTCTCTATCTGTATTTAGAACAATTGCTGCTGAATAATCTTGTCCAACTCCTAGTGCCACATCGGCACCAATAATAAATTTTTCATCAAATCCGGGAGGTTTCCATATAGATAAGTTTCCTTCCCTATGATCCTCCCAAGTAGACATAGATGAATCAAACTCCCTACGGGACTCTGGTCCTTTAATTTTAAGTTTATTCAATTTATCTATATTAAATACATTCTTACCTGATACTACAAAAGCCTCTTCAGCTGTAGAAGGGTACTCTTGTTGAAATTTAGATTCCCCTCCTTCACCTATCTTCATCCTCCGCCACCACAATTGACCATTATTAAGGTCATATGTTTCAGACAATTCTTCCTCTTCTATGGTCCTCTGGAAGTTATCAGGGGGGTCCATAGTATACTCTGGTGTCATAAACCAAGGTAAGAATATAGGTATATAATCGTTTTCACCTCTTTCAGCTGCTTTCCACATTCTATAAAAAGCACCAGTGGCACCATTAGCTGTGGATTCTAGAATTATCTCTGTACCATCAGCGGATGATACTCCCTGAAATAATCCAGCTAGAATTTTCTCATCACTCTGCCAAAAAGAACACTCAGAGCAGTGTAGTATAGTAGGTGTAGTCCCTCTTCCTGCCTCAGGAGACCCTGCTGTATAAAGTCTAAATCCAGAGTTATTGTGTGCAAATTTAACCTCTTTTGCATTTGATCTAATTAGACTTGGCTTAAAATCACTAGACATTCTATCTATAAATTGCTTAGACATAGTAAATAGAGCATCTGATGTTGCACTATCGTGTGCAATTACAACTGACCTTGTATGTGGAGTATAAAATGTCTTCCAGAATACTCTACCTGCAGTATAAGTAGAAATCCCTTGCTGTCTAGCTTTTAATACTAAAGCTCTTACTCTCCCTTTCTCTTTTATCTGTTTTTCGATGGCTTCATGTATTTTGTCTTGACAGTCATTAAATTCAAATTTAACATACCCTTTAGAGGCATCTTTAGTTATTATCTGAAGTTGGTCTTTTGCAAAACTTTTAAAGTTATTTCTATTTCTTTCTATTCTTTTGCGTTTATCCAACTCCTTCTTTATTTCTAATTCTTTTAGTAATTTCAGCTTATAAGCCTGTTCATCTGCTTCCATATCCCCTCCCAAGAAGTGCTGGTTTCTTGACCTTTACTACCAGCGGAGTAAGTCGGAGGAGTGGTCATTTTTTATAGAAATTCTCTTTAAACCTACGCCAGTAGCGGCTATCATTAGCCCTTCCTTTTTTACTATCAGGTCCAAATCTCCAATCACGAATTATTGTGTTTATTGGGTCTGTCCCTGCAGCTGCTGCAGCAAAACTAAGTGGTTTCCTCTCATTATAATTAGAAGCTGTATTTTGTGCATTTTCCCAATGGTGGGCTATTAATACTTTAGATAAGTCCTTATAATTTTCTTGGTCTTCAGGACTTGTGAGATGTCCACTCCCACTATAATCATATTTAGGGTCATACCCTTTTAATCCTTTTTCATTACCATACTTAAGAAACAAATCAGATTGGTCTAAAAATCTATTTGCATAATCCTTTAAATGGTCAGGAATCACCCCTCGGTCTAACATATCTCTAACTAAGGTACCAGTCATTTGAGTTGGACCATATGCAGAACTCCCACCCTCAGTTAGGTTGGCTTCAGTTCTTCTAAATTTATCATCACCTTCTAGATGACCAGTCTCTGCATTCTGAAATGCCTCATAAAGTTTATCGACTTGACTCATGTTTCTAGAGGTATCTTTCAATCCCTTTTTCAACCCCATTTCTTCCAGAGAGGGTAACCCTCCGGTCTTCTTCAATGCCCACCAAGGACCTACAGTAGCCCCAAGTGTCGCTGCTATAGCTGCTAATGCTGGTGCTGCCATTATGATAGCCTAACTGTATAGCTATCCTCATCATCAGCTTCTAAATCTATTACCATGTCTTCAGTTATTACATCCGTATCAATCAATTCCTGTATCATCCAGCCGGGATAAATTCTATTCCTATAGTCGTATTGGGCTGTGTCGTCTGCTCTATTAATCCCTTTCCTTATTCCACCTCTTGCTGGCATACCCATGAAGGTATTTAATTCTTGAGGATTAACAGTTTCTTTACCATAATTACCTTTATACCAACTAAAGGGTTCTATATTTGTTCTTCTCTCATAGTCCTGTCTCGCTATAGCATCTGGACCAGCTGAAGTCATAGGATAATTATATGCAGTGTGCGGATTACCCTCAGATACAAACCCTTGATAATCTCTTACAGCTTGCGATTCAGGCGTTAAACTTGCATTAGCAGGTATATTATAACCACCGGGATGGTGTCTATAACCCTGTCTGGTTGGAGGTCCACTTTGTCCTCCAAATGGATTTAAAGGGGACCTTGATAGGTTTCTTCCACTTACATCTTTAGGCATTGGGATTGCTGGTGTTCCTTCTCTTTCCATTACATCTTTAGGCATTGGGATTGCTGGTGTTCCTTCTCTTTCCATTACATCTTTAGGCATTGGGATTGCTGGATTATCGAATGATGGTCTAAATTCTCCAATGTTTTTCAACATTTTTCTTCTGTTTCTCCATTTCATATATTCTGCTAAACCCCTTCCTGCTGGTACACCTGCTGCTATTACTGCCATATATTACCCCTTATTTTTTCCATTTTTATAAATTTTTCTTTCAGGTAATATATAATTACCAACCCCAACCCCATTTTCAACTTTTTCAAAATGAGAACCTAATTCACTTTTATAGACAGATTCCATAAACTCCTCAGAATCATCTTCATCGCCATATAATCTTATATACTCAGAATCCTTTGTAAAATCGATTTTATCTGTCATATCATTCCTCTTATTCGACATCCGTTATATCATCAAGTTCCTTTAATTCCGTTTCTAACTGTTCTATAGTCATATTACTTATTTGAGTAATTTTATGGTCAACTTCTTGTCTAACCTTCTTACCCTCAGTATATTCTCTATCTTCTGCAACTGCTTTATATGCACGATCAAATAAATCCTTATCTGTAGGATTAGATGCAAACATAGCAAAAGCGGTCTTCTTTAGAGCCTCAAACATATCAGTAGTACCCATTGATTCCACAAGGGCAGTCAACTCAGGGTCACTCTCTATTAACTTGATCATCTTCAAATGCTCTTTAAGTCTCGTTTTGGGTGTCCTATATCCCTTTTTCTGACCTCCGTGGAAATTCTCACCCTTTTTAAAAGGACGCAAGTTCTCATACCCTTTATGAACCTTCCCCGTCTGTCTATCTATTGGTGCATCAGAGACTCCTTCTTCCACTTCCTTTGCCAAGTCCCTAGTGGCTTCCAAATATTCATCTTTGGTACCTTTCTTGGTCATAAATAATCCTCCTGTAAACTTAGTTAACTACAAGGGATAAGAGATTAGGGTATAGGAGACCATAGTGGGTCCTTAATGGATCCTTAATGGGGGAACACTATTGGTCCCTTTAGCGTCCTTAATGGATCCTTAAGATACATTATAGCTAAATAAGAATACAATCCAATTTCCCCCTATGGGTCCTTTACGGCATCTCTTATCCCCTGCAGCCTAACTGAAGTACTGTAATCCTAGCTTACAGTTGCTAAACCATTAGTATTACCTTTATGGTACCTTGGAAACCATCGAAATTGGTGTATCCTCTATTAGATGTCATATTAATAGACCCTTTTTTTACAAAATTGGAAAATAGTAGGAATTTGGGGACTTTTAGGGACTCCTAGGGGGTATTTTAGATAGGTGGACCAACTTTAAAACTTGATCTAGAGAGTATATAGGTTAAACTTTAAATTTAAAAGGTACCCGTATTATTTTGATGACCCCTAATTTGCCACCAGCGGTCTCAGCTTAGTCCCTTTTTTGTCCAGCTTAGTCCCAAAACCCCCACAGGTCAACTATGGAGCCATCGAAGACCCGTTGGTGGTCAAATAGTGGATTGTAGGCGTTCAATTGTCCCACTGCAGACCCTCAGGGGCGAACCACCAATTGACCCCATACGGGCTAATATGGGACAATGAGAGCCTATCATCTTAGGGTCTTAAATCTTACAATATGAGAGAGTTTGTTAGTTCTGCCACTGGTTGACCCTGTGAGGGCTGATAGTGGTTATTTGGGGCAGTGTTGGGGCTTGTTTTGGGTCTTTTGGACTGTTAGCCCTTGTGGGGCGTGGTTTTCTCGTGTTGGGAAAATGTGGGGGTGTTATATGTGAATAGATACTCGATTTTATCTCACCTTTACGGGTCTCGATATTATCTCTATCTATTCCCAGTTTTTAATTTTGGAGGGCTGACAATGTCTGACAATAATACAGTTAGAAATTTTGAAGTTGATTACAGGGACAATGCAATTGCATTGGTTGACAGTGGTTCAATTACTGCTGAAAATATGATAATTGCTTTAGTCAAATACATGTCTATGGATGACGTATTTGATTGTCTAAAATGTAATGATTTTCTACAGGATATATATGTAGATAATGCCGTTATACTCGAAAGCGTAAAGCGAGAATATATCAGAGATAAAAGATTTTCAGATTTAGATGATTATTACCCAACTTAATTGTTGGGTTTTTTTACCTAATAGATACATCAGTTTTTAACAATGGAGTTAATACCAG